TCTTTAATCCTGACCCGCTCTTTCTTCCTAATAATATCTATTAGCCAATCAGGAGCGTCCTCTATTTCTTCTATATCTCCAGAAACTACCCTATACTCACCCCCTGATTTATGCTTTGAATATGGGCCAACAACAAAAAAAGATGATCCTGCTATAAAGTCAATCCCAGGATATTCTTTGATCTGTTTATTAACCGCTATATCTTCAGGTATTTTAAAATAGTGGTGCGTACTACCATCACCTGAACCAGTAGAAATGACAAATCCTGATTGTAGATCCTCTGGCAAAGATGCTTCATCGCCGCCGTTTCTAACATCTATATCAACGATCAATAACTTCTCAGCGAGCACACCATACCCACTGGAAAGTTCGCCTACTTCTATCATATTGTCCACTTGCTCATCTGACCATAGAGGAACTTCATTCCATGCTACCTGGATAGGATGCTTCCCTGCTGCATTGCAATCGGGATCTCCACATCCACAAGTAGATCCATCAAAAGGATACAGTGGAAATATTTTATAACCTAAACTTAGAAAGTTTTTTGCTTGTTTTGTTATTTTATCCATTGCTTTACATCCGGCCTAAGTTTTTCTTTAGAGATCTTGCCTCCTGTTATCTTGTGCGCTTCAATCGCATAAGTTGCAGATATGCGCCCACGTTTAACCCATCCATGGATGATAGCGGTTGAGTCAACCTTTAATAGTTTACCCAGTGCTGGTATATCGCCAGCCCACATAATAAGCAGTTCTAGTGCGTGCTTTTGCTCTATTTTCCATTGTTCTTTTATTGACATTTTATGTCCTCTTTTAAAAAAATTAAAAAAGAATTAAAAAAAAATTAACTTTATGTTTGCATCTTAACATTGTTTATAATAATATTGCAATCGAAAGTTAAGAAAAAAGGAGAAAAACCCATGTCTATTTTAGACCAAATAGAAAAAACAAAGTCAAGGCCAATAATAGCCACTATCTGCGGAGATAGCGGTATAGGGAAAACATCCCTAGCCTGCACCTTCCCCGATCCAATCGTTATCCGTGGGGAAGACGGATTGCAATCTGTAAACGAGAAGGATCGCCCACCGGCGTTTCCAGTAATTGAAACTCCCGATAACCTTTGGGATCAATTAACTGGATTAATCAAAGAAAACCATAATTTTCAAACTTTAATTATTGATAGCGTAACAGCTATTGAGAGGTTGTTTATCCGGCATATTGTTGATACTGATCCTAAAGAGCCTAGAAGTATTAATCAGGCTTTAGGAGGATATGGCGCGGGATTATCGGCAGTTGGTGCAATGCACGCAAGAGTGCGCAAGGCTTGCGGCATCCTGAACACTAAAAAGAATATGCACATTGTATTTGTGGCCCATGCAGACACCGAAACAATAGAACTTCCCGACTGCGATCCTTATACCAGGTATAGTTTAAGACTGAGTAAAAAATCTATGGCCCCTTATGTCGATGATGCTGATCTTGTTGCTTTTTTAAAACTGGATATGCACACCTTTGGAGATGGCGAGCGTAAAAAAGCCATGTCTGATGGCACAAGAGTCGCTGTATGCTATACAACAGCCAGTAATGTCAGCAAAAACCGTTATGGCATTGAAGAAGATATTGTTGTTGAAAAAAACACCAATCCATTTAATAACATTATAGGAGTTAAATAATGAGCATATGGAAAGAAGCTGACAAAAACGTCAGCGGTAATTATGAAGTCGATGGCAGTAGCCCGATACCGGACAATACAACTGCCCAGGCATATATTAAAGACGTCACATGGAAAGAATACGAAGGGGAGGAATATATTCATATCCAGTGGAGCATTTTAAAACCTGCCGATATCAAAGGCCGTGTAGTTTTTCAAAAACTCAAAGTTAATGAGTCTGATCCTGATAGGCGTAAAAGAGCAATAAATATGCTGATGGCGATTGACTTTAACGCTGGCGGGAAGCTGCCTAAAAATAAAAATCCCGATAACTCTGATCTTGCTAAGTGTCTATCTAAAGCAATGATGGTAATTAAGGTTAAAAAATGGGAAATGGAAGGCAGAGAAGGCAACTGGATTGCTGCTGTTTCAGCCGGGAAGAAAAAAAATAAGCCTGTTGAACCTGAGCCTGAAGTTATTGAAGATGCTCCAGATGGTGAAGAAGATGATTTTGATGACATTCCATTTTAATTGAAAAATAAAAGCAGGGCATTTCGCCCTGCAAGGACTGACAATGATAAAACAAAGAACAAAAGAATGGCATAAACAAAGAGAAGGCAGGATAACAGGAAGTGTTGCGGGTGCGTTGCTTGGACTGTCACCTTATATGTCACAAGTGAAAGCCATCAAGGAATTAAAAAATCCTACTGAGCCTGAGAAGTTTTTAAAAGATACTATCTTCCGCTACGGCATCGAGATGGAGCCGCACGCAATAGAGATGCTTGCTCTTGAAACTGGTATGAGCGTTAAAGAGTGCGGATTTTATCCGTATAGTAATTGGCTCGGCGCATCTCCTGACGGCATTATGGTAACAGATGACGGTTTTCAGTCTGCTTTATGTGAAATCAAATGCCCATGGGGTTTAAGAGATGAAGAAGATCCGCAGTTTAAATCAGCATGGGATCAACCGCATTATTACGCCCAGATGCAAATAGAAATGTTATGTGCTGATTTTGACCACGTGTATTTTTATCAGTACGCCAATGGTAAGGGTAAACTGGAAATTGTTTATATTGATGGCGATTGGATCGATAAAAATCTACCAAAACTGCATGAAATATGGGAGATCCAGATCAAAGGCAAATCAGAATGGTCGGATAAAACAAATCGCTATTTTAAAATTGATCAGCAAATAAAAGATTTGACCGCAGAAAAAAAAGATTTAATGGATGAGTTTAAAGATTATTTAAAAGACGAACCTGGCGTTATTGGGAATGCTGTTTTAAAGAAATCGAAAAGAAAAGGATCGGTTGACTACAAGGCAGCATTTAAAGAATACGATATTGACGAAGAATCGTACAGAAAAAAGGATACAGAAGTATGGACTATCAAGTCCGCATAGTAGTAAAAAACTTAGCCTTAATACTAAGGTTATTTTATTAAACAAAAAGGAAAACGAAATGGCTATATCAGAAATGCAATTTAAAATAAAAGGATTTGCCCCGCTATTGTTGAATAATCCACAATGCGCCGACCCATTAAATAAATACACTAAATTAAAAAAACCAATCACTTCAAAAAGAAGTAAAACTGATGAAGATCATGCAGAATTGGCAGATTTAGAAATTCGTTCTAAAATTTACTGGGACGATGATCTAGGAATATACATACCATCGACATGGGTACAGGCCGCAATTAACAAGGTTAGTTTTAGTGTATCAAAAGTAAGCAAGACAGCAATGCGAGGATGCTTATTTATGAATGAACCTAAGATAAAGTTAAATTACAAAAACGAATCAATGGTAAGAGGACCGATTGACGTTGTTAAAAACAGTGAGTTTAGGCATAAGATGATCTTGCCTCAAGGCCAGGTTAGATTAGCTAAGTATTTCCCGATATTTCACGACTGGAGTTTTGAATCATCACTTGAATTTGATGAAAGTGTAACAACGGGAAGAGATTTAAAAATAATGCTGGAACGAGCATGTAAATATGGCGGATTCGGCGATTTTAGGCCGACTTTCGGCAGGGCATTAGTAGAGTTTGACTGATTAAGTTCAGGAGGCAAGGCAAGGCAAGGCAGCGCAAGGCAAGGCAAGGCAAGGCATTTCAAAGAACAGCGTTTAGCCAATTAGCAATAGTTGGTTAAGCGAAGTTTTTTAAACTTCAGAGCAAGGCAAGGCAGCGCAAGGCAATGCATGGCAAGGCATTTCAAAGAACAGCGTTTAGCCAATTAGCAATAGTTGGTTAAGCGAAGTTTTTTAAACTTCAGAGCAAGGCAAAGCAAGGCAGGGCAATGCAAGGCAATGCAAGGCAGAGTAGATCAAAGCAAAGAAACGACTTTTATAAACAATTTTAAAAGGTGTAAATAAAAAAATGGAAAATAAATCATCAACACAGATAGGCAAGGAATTACTAGCCTATCTCAGATCAAAAGGGCTGACAGATTATGGATCTGTAATTCCAGCTCTGGAAATCCACGGTGTTATAGGAGTGGAATATCCGGAAGTTGGAACGCATCAAGAGTTTAAAGATATTGACTTACGGATGCTTTCTGTTACTGATTATGTAAGAAATATCCTACTCGATGAAGGTAAAGCGTTCACTCAATATAAAGGTGATTACAAAATTTTATTGCCGAGTGAAAACGCCAAGTATATAGAATCTTACATGAACTCCGCTGATAAAAAATTAAAGCGTGCTTTGAAATTAAGTAAAAATCAACCGATTAATGAATCAAAAAACAATGAATTGGAATCGGCGCGCATAGTCATGAAAAGACAATCTTTAATAAATGAAAAACAAAAGCAAAAAAAAATACGGGAATAAATATGGACTTTAAAAACTATCAAGAGTTTCTAAATAAAAAATCATTTGATGATGTCGTTTCAGGAAAGGCAGAGCCGCCATATTTGCAGATACAGGATTAGGAAAGACCGCTAGGACTGAAAAATGATAAATCAAATTAAATTAGCTGCTAAATTTGCACATAAAGACAAAAACAACGCTGCCAGTAATATCTATGTTAACGATGGGCTGATGCAAAGCCATGATCTGGTATGTGGGATCACTTTACAAGTGGATTCAGATTTTAACTTCTGCTGCAATGCTGCAAAATTAAACCAGGTCGTTTCAAAGTGCGATCCTGATAAATTGAAACTGACATTAAAAAATGGAAAACTGGAAGTTAAGTCAGGCAGAATTAGATCTAAAATAGATACAATGCCATTGGATAGCTACCCATATTTTGAGCAGATGGAAGCATATTCAGAATATGAAGCTAACATACTTGAGGATTTAAAAGATCTATCTAAATTTACTGATCCGGATGATGTTAGGTTGTTTATGCAAGGAGTTTTAATCCATGATAATGCAATTGTAGCGACTAATGGCCATGTGGCTGTTAAGAAAACGATAGAACTGCCAGTTATGGATGCTTCAAATATCCCAACTAAATCAATCATAAAACTGTCTTCTGCAAAATTAGAGTGTAGCAAATTATCGGTTGCTGAAAATTCAGTGGAGTTTATTTTTAACGGAGGAAGGATGTTCACTAAAAAAATATCATCACCTTATCCTGATGTTGATAGAATTATAAGTGATATTGAAAATCCAACTGTTATTGAAAGTTTTATTGATGATCTTAAAACAATTAACTCTATGTGTTCAGACGATAAAACAGTCGTTATTGGCGATAATTTAGAAACAAGGGATGGATCAACAAAAATAGAAGGTGTTAATCTTCCCGAGTGCTGCTTTAATTCTGATTATTTAATCAATATAGCTAGTGTTGCCCACTCCATAGATTTATCGACATTTCCTGCTCCGTGTCCGTTTGAAGGCGACAATATCAAAGGTGCTATTGTCGGAATTAGGATTTAAAATGCTCAGAGACTACCAGCAAGCCGCCTATCAATCTATAATCAACAGCATAAAAAAGTCTACTGACAAGATTATGATTGAGGCGGCAACTGGCGCGGGAAAGAGCCATATAATTGCTCATGTGTCTCATTTCATCGCTAATCGAAGTAGTAAAAAAATAATCTGCCTAGCCCCAAGTAAAGAATTGGTGGAGCAAAATTATCAGAAATACATAGCTATTGGAGAGAAAGCAAGCATATATTCAGCATCGGCAGGATCAAAATGTATGCGCTATCCTGTTGTATTTGCCACTCCAGTTACTCTTAACAATAACATTAAAAGATTCATTGGTAAAGTTTCTGCTGTAATCATTGACGAATGTCATAATATGGGCAATACAATTAAATCCATTGTATCAACCCTGGCAGATAACAATAAAAATCTAAGAGTTATAGGAATGACAGCAACTCCATACAGAACTAAAAAAGGGTATATGTTTTTAGAATGGCCAGATGGCAAATTAAATACTGCAGAAAACTCTATCGATCCTTATTTTAAAAAATTAGTTTATAGAATAACGGCAGATGAGTTAATTAATAAAAACTATTTAACCGCCCCAACGGTTGAGGACGTTAAAGATCATTATGATACTAGCGAGTTGAAATTAAATAGTATGGGAAAGTTCGACTCAAAATCTATCGACAAAGCATTTATAGGCCAGGGGAGATTAACGTCACAAATAATATCGGATATTATAGATAGGTCCTGTAATAGAAATGGAGTGCTTATATTTTGTGCAACAATCCAACACGCAAATGAAGCAATGGAGAGTCTTCCGCCTCAACTGTCTGCTATAGTGACCGGGAAAACAAAAAAAGCAGACAGAGAGTTATTATTAAAAAGATTTAAAGCAAAAGAGATTAAATACCTTGTTAATGTAGCAGTTTTAACGACTGGATTTGATGCGCCTCATATTGATGTTGTTGCCGTATTAAGAGCAACTGAAAGCCCAGGGTTGTTCCAGCAGATCATAGGCAGGGGATTAAGACTTTCCGATGGTAAAGATGATTGTTTAATATTGGATTACGCAGAAAATATAAAAAGACACAGCCCCGATGGAGATATATTTAATCCCGATTTAACTGTTCATCAACCTGGCAGCGGCGAGCGATTCCAGATCCTGTGCGAAACTTGTGAGCAAATAAATAATGTTGTGCCAGTTAAAGATATAGATGATTTAAAATATAACGAATACGGATACCTGGTTGATCTAAATGACAATGAAATAACAGACGATAACGGCGATAAAATAACAGTGCATCACGGGAGAAGATGTCAAAATTATATAGAAGTAAATAAAGAGTTTAAGCAATGCCCGCAACGATGGAATACAAAGGAATGCCATGAGTGCGAAATGCCAAACGATATAACAGCCAGGCATTGTGTCCATTGCGGCAATGAAATGATTGATCCGAATGAAAAACTAACACTGGACTTTACTAAATTTAAAGCAGGCGCCTATAATTTACAAACTGATGAAGTAATAAAATTTACTATATCTAAAAAACTGAGCATGAAAGGCAATGAAACCTTAATGATTGAATGGATAACTCCATACCGGAAGTTTAAAAGCTATCATACGCCCTCTTATAAACAGAAGTGGCATGATCTATTTGAAGACTATGATATAAATTATATTGCTGAAAATTTAACCAATATTAATACAGTCACATACCAGAAAAAACAATCTGGTTTTTTTGAAATATATGGATTTAACAGGCCGAAAGATGAACTTAAAAAAGCTGAGTAATATCAAAGTTTACGGAGATACAAAATACAGGAATAAGAATTGCCCCACTGAATCGCAAGAGCAGATGACTTTTTTTAATATGATTAGATCTATTTTCCCTGCTACCTATGGAAGAATAGCCTTTCACCAGCGAAACGAATCCAAAAGAAGTTATAAACAGGCATCTTTTCACAAGGCTGAAGGACTGACAAAGGGAGTTCCAGATATAGTGATCCCTGGGAAAGCTACGTTTCTATGTGAATTAAAAAGGCAGGATCATACTTTATGCAGAATTGGAGAGGAACAAATAGAATACCTGGAAGCCGCTCAAAAAATGGGATCGTTCTGCTGCGTTGCTCTTGGATGGGAGGCAGCCATGGGAGCATTCGGAGTTTATTTTAAAAATAATGAATAAAATAGTTGTATTATTATAAACACTATGTTATTATAAACATACTGATTAAATAAACACAGGGGAAATAAGATGGCTGACATAAGAGAAGAAAAAGGGGTTGCTGGTGATGGGGTTGTTTACTTTAGGGACAAATCTGTCACTGGAAGGTATCAACTTGAAGCTGAACAGGCCGTAAAGGCCGCAGCATATAAGGCCCAGATAGAAGAAGCAGCCAAAGCTCAGAAAAAGCCCGTATGGGAAATTCAATGGGAACAAGACGGGCGGCCGCAGATTAATGAAGCTATAGATGGCTCGGTATATTACTGCACCATGTTCGGTAAAACAGCCCTGCCAAGGGCTGCTAGGAGATTATTAAAATCTTGAATATTAGCAATCTCTAATATTCAAGATTTTTAGTTTTATAAAACTATTCTCAGTTCTTATTTTATTCACTTTTCTGAGTTAAAAAGTGCAATATTTTCTTTAAAAACAACAAGATAAAAGAGAATAAGAGTTCTTTTTATGTTATAATCAAAGCGACCAAACCATTGATTATAAACATTAAAAGACTCTTATTTATGACCATTCTACATGACATTTTAATCCCATTGCAAAACTGTTTTTCCAAGACCTCATTAGGTCAATCGTAAAATCATTTATCCCCACGCTACTGCGCATGGTAGCTTAAAGGAAAGCTTTATATTTTTAAGAAACTTCAGTAAATATAAAAGAATTTATTGATTTTTATTTAATTATGTTATATCGTGATAGATAGTGATTTTGCAATACGTTTGCAAGTCACTATCTAGCATACTAAGTATAGCTAAGTATAGCTAAGTATAGCTAAGTATAGCTAAGCAGCTTAACATATACAAAAAAATCCTTACAAATCAAAAGCATAACTAAATATAGAGTCCCCTATACATATATTTTAAATCAAATATTTAAAATATATGTATATCTATTCTTCTAACCTACTATGTTATGTTATTATATATATATATATATATATATATATATAATAAAATCAATCATTTATAAAATTTATCTCTAAATCACTTTAGAATAGTCAAAAAAAAATAAATTTACTAAGCTAAACTATGCTATTGTAAAATCAATCACTTACAAAACTTGCTTTATTTTTATAGTTAAAATCTATAATAACTACATTTGTCTTATCTATTGATATTAGAATAATTAAAATGTATGATTTATTCTAATTAATTTAATATTAAGCGAGAAAGAAATGAATAGAAGCATGACCTTTGTGATCCCGGAAGATTTAAAAAAGCAAATCAATATATTTTGTGCGAAAGAAGATATAAATAAAACAGAGTTTTTTATTAACACTGTATCAAATTATTTAGATGTAGATAAATCCAAATTTTATGAAGAAAAAAAAATAAATGAAAATGAATTAATAAAAAAAACAATTATGAGATGCTGCAATAATAAGTTTGAAAAATTAGGAACTATAAAAAATAGGCTTAGAAATAAAAAAATAGATGGCGACTTAGAGTTAAAAATATTAAATATTGCAAGAAGTATGGATAATGTGATTATCAATACCAGGGTACATAAAGTCAACAAAATGAATTTTTATTCAATCAAGTGGAATACGAAATGGAAAAAGTAACAATAGAACTACAGAAAGATAAAGCGATAAAGCTTTATAAATATTTGTATGAGAATAAAAAAACAATGAATGAGTATTTTAATTCTTGCATTGATAATGTAGATTATCAAATCGATCCAGATAGGAATAAAATAATCATAGATAAAATGGCAAGCCTTTCTAGCGGCAAAAAGACATCAATCGGGGTAGTAAAAAATAAAATGCGAGGATTGAATGCAACCGAAGAAGAAATATTAAATGGAGCCAAGGCATTAAATTTAACGATTTCTGAATCACTCCATCCTAGCAACAATAAAATTATCCGATGGATTACCTTGTAAATTTATAATAATATGTTATTGTTAATCTTATTTGAGAGGTTGTTATGACAAATAATGAAAGACAACGAAAATTCGCAGAAAATCAGAAAAAAATTGGGCGGAGTCAAAAGATATTCTGGCTGACAAATGCCGAATGGGAAAAGGTAAAGATTTTTATTAAGGAAGTATTGCGGCCTGATGAACCTGGCTAGAAGCTATGCCAGGGTTTATAAGGCAAAGATAAAAGCGGATATAAAAAAATACGGCAAAGAAAAAGCTATGGCCATGTGGGACGAGTTTAAAAAAGAACTACCACAAGTCCATACCAGTAAGTTTATAAAAGATATTGAGAGAGAATTTAATGGGAAACAATAAAGTAGAAGATTTAGAAATACTGATTAGAAAATGGGCCGATGATAAAGGCATCCCTGAAAAGTCCACCGCCGTTAAACAATTAAAGCTGACCGCTGAGGAGGTTGTAGAGGCCATTGTTGAAATAGAAATCCAAAAGAAAGGCATGTCAGGCCGCAGTGATGTCTGTTCCGAATTGGGGGATATATTGGTAACTGTCATTAATGCTATTTATTTATTTGACAAAAGTTTAACTGTCAATGAATGCTTGACAGTTGCTTACGACAAAATAAAGACCCGCAAAGGCACTATGATTAATGGGAAGTTCACAAAAGAATAATTGGAGGAAAGATGTATACAGCAATAGTCGATGAGATACAGCATAAAAAAGGAATGGGCAAGGTGTTAAACACCGGACTCAAGCGAATCACAATAGGTAAATTTGAAACTTTAGCGGAAGCGGTAAAAGCCAGAATGGATTACCTTGAGAAAAACACGCTGATACTGGACAACAACTATATTCACAGGAATAATATTTAATGTATTACGCCAAGCCAGGGGATGTTTTTTGCAGCGGTAAAGACTGCATGGATAAATACATGGTTCCAGGCTGCACCTGTCCACCAGATAGCGTGATAAAGCATATGGGCAAGATTGGCTGTAAACCGCAGTCTCCAAGAAAAAAGATTTGTTTTAAAGACAGTAATGCCAGACTCAATAATGGGGGATGATATGACAATAAATATTATCAAAGGCAAGGACTATGACGAGGCAATAAAATTATTTCAGCAGCACTGTGAATATATTATTCAAGATGAAAAAGAAAGACATATATTTTTAAATTTTTTAGGTTTTATTATTGCTAGACCTGATAAACGAGTTAACTGGGCGGTCTTGCTACAAGGGGATGAGGGTAATGGTAAATCCTTCTTTGAAGTAATGATGAGAGAGATACTTGGGGGAAATAATATGAAATCTGTCAGTAATACCGTTGTTAAGACAGATTTTAATGATTGGGCTTATGGTTCACGATTTAACGTATTATCTGAATTAAAAATAGCTGGAGAGAGTAGATATAACATCTATAATAATATTAAAGCTTATGTTACAGATGAGGAGTATGGACTAAATCGTAAAGGGTTAGGTTATCGACTAATACCCAATACTGCTAGTTATATGATAACCACTAATTATAAAGATTCTGCACCTATCACAGATAAGGATAGAAGATTATTTGTTATCTTTACTAATAATGATAAAAAATCAGATGCGTATTATGATAAGTTATTTTCAATATGTAAAGCTAATCCATATAGCATCAAACAATATTTAACTGAATATCCTACTCATTCAGAATTTAATCCTTATGGTAAAGCAATTAAAACTGAACATCACAAGTTAATGTCCAGTTTTAATACAGATGCAATAGAAATAGTGATTAACGAAGCTATTAATTTTGTATGAATTAAATTAAGTTGATAAAAGGTTGCCTATATTTTAAAATGATGGTAATAAATAATTTTACAGGTATTGTTATATGGGTAAACGAGGGCCAAAAATTTTTAACCCAGATTGGAAGCAGGTTGATAATATGTGCATGATACATTGTACTGGAGAGGAAATTGCTGCCATTCTCGGTGTTGATTACAAGACTTTAGAAAGAGCGTGTAAACGTGATCATAAGATAAAATTTGGGGAGTATATCAAGCAAAAGAGCGCTGGCGGCAAGATGAGCCTTAGAAGAAGGCAATATTCCACTGCTATGGATGGCAATGTGTCGATGCTTATTTGGCTTGGTAAAAACTGGCTTGATCAGACAGATAAAACGGAAATAGATCAATCAGTCGAAGTTAAAAAACCTGTACAAATATTAATAAATCCTGTCGATGGAAGAAAAGACCGAGATTGATTTCCCTGCTAAAATATCTGATATTTTAGTAATACCAAGGGGAGATGTTCAATACAGAGCTGCTTTCGGTGGTAGGGGCTCAGGAAAGTCTTTCTCTTTCGCTTTAATGGCAGCTGTTCATGGATACGCTGAACCTATCAGAATTTTATGTGTTAGAGAGTTCCAGACTTCAATCAAAGAATCTTTCCATGCTGAATTAAAAGCAGCAATTGACTCTTATGATTTTCTCAAAGATCATTATAATGTTGGAGTTGACTATTTAAGAGGTTCTAATGGCACTGAATTTATTTTTAGAGGCCTACATAGAAATACATCAGCAGTTAAGTCTTTAGCAAATATTGATTTAACTATTATTGAAGAAGCAGAAGATGTACCAGAGCAAGCATGGTTAGATTTAGAAGCAACTATTTTCAGACAACCTAAATCAGAATGCTGGGTGATATGGAACCCTAGAACAAAAGAGTCACCAGTTGATAAACGATTCAGGATTAAACCACCAAAAGATTTAGCTATAGCCGAAGTTAATTGGTACGACAATCCATTTTTTCCTACAGGGTTAGAAAAACTACGAAAAAGAGAGCAGGAAAGATTAGATCCTAATACTTATAGCCATATCTGGGAAGGAGCGTACTTAGAAAACTCTAATGCTCAAGTCCTACATGGTAAAGTTGAAATAAAAGAATTTAAATCAAGTGATCATTGGGATGGACCCTACTATGGAATGGACTTCGGTTTTTCTCAAGACCCCACAACAGTGGTCAGATGTTGGGTATTTAATGATAATCTTTATATTGATTATGATGCAGGTAAAGTTGGATTAGAATTAGATGATACAACAGAATTTTTTATTAAGAAAATCCCAGATATAGTCAATCACACTATCAGAGCAGATTCAGCAAGACCAGAATCTATAAGCCATTTAAATAATAAAGGCAAGTTAAATGTCAGGCCAGTTAAAAAGTGGGCTGGCAGTGTTGAAGACGGTATTTCACATTTGCGATCATATAAAAAAATATTTATCCATCCCAGGTGCGAAGAAACGATAAAAGAAACTCGATTATATTCTTATAAAGTTGACCGGCTAACTGGTGATATACTTCCCCAAATTATAGATGCTAACAATCATTGTTTTAGTGGGGACACTGAAGTAATTGTTAATGACAAATTAATGCGTTTTGATGAGATACCAAAAACTGGATTTATACGAGGTTATGACGGGAGCAATAAGTTTTACTACAATGGTGGGGTAGTTAGATGCGATAAGTTACTTGATTTAATACTTGATGATGATACAATAATAAGCGTGACCGAAGACCATGAATTCCTGACTAAAGATGGTCAATGGGTTCAAGCAAAGGATTTAAAAGGGCAATTATTATGCAAATCAATGTTATTTCAGGGACAAAACAGGAATTTAATGGAAGAATATACACAAAACATGAAGGAGAAAAATACTACTCATTTGGGACTAATTACGGATGCGACAGAATACATAGAAAAGTATGGGAATATCATCACGGAGAAATACCAGAAGGATTCCATATTCATCACCGAGATCATAATGCGGATAATAATGAGATTGAAAATCTTATTATACTCACAGCTGGCGAACATATCGCATATCATACAAAATTATATCATGCAAACAATCCGGACGCTGCAAGAATTAATCTTGCTAAGAATCAAGACAAATGCAGAGAGTGGCATAAATCAAATGATGGCCACGAATGGCATAAGCAACATTATCAAAAACACAAAGACAAATTATTTGCCAGGGAATACAGAAATTGCAAGCAATGCAGAGAAACATTTTATGCCCAAGTCGATAAAACCAATGTATTTTGCTCAAACAAATGTAAATCCAAATGGAGAAGGGATTCAGGAGTCGATGACATTAAAAAAACATGTGAGTTCTGTGGCGAAATATTTAAATCAAATAAATACGCCAAAAAAATATATTGCGGTAAAGGATGTTCAGCAAAAGGGAATGCAAGAAAAAGAAACTTATTGCGTGACGGTTCCCGGTGACGGGTGTTTTTCTCTTGCCAATGGGGTGGTTGTTTCAAACTGTATTGATGCATTACGCTATTCTCTGGAGCCGATTATAAGAAATAGCACTGATGTATTTGTAGGATAATCATTTCATGCTATAATTGACAAGAGGTTAATTATATGCTCATGAATTTAGAAACACCTGAAAATAAAGAACAAGCCAATGAAACAGCTGAGTCTTTATGGGCTAGTATGTACGCTGAATCATTTAAGTTAAATGGTAGTGACTCAAAAGCTACTAAAGACGCTGATAAAGCAGTAAAGAAATTTAGAGAGAGGTTCAAATAATGGGATGCCCACGAATTGCTAGTTTCCCTGATTGTAAAGACCCTGATAGTAACCTGCCCTATTCATTTAATTGGGCAGATTGGATAGCCGCAGAGGGTACATCTTTAGTTGATAACGTAGCTAATAGAGAAGTTATTGTCAGTGTTACAGATGATTTTGATGCTAGTGAAGATACTTCACCAATAGTCGTAGGTACGATAAGTGTTGATGTACCTAACTCTATTGTTTATGTTTGGTTAAGCGGTGGAACAGCTGGATTGAAATATAACATTACATGTAGGATAACAACCGCTAATGGGATTATTGAGGATAAAACCGCAGTTTTAACCTGTAGCGAGAAATAAAATGAATATTGATGCATTAAACAGTGATGCCCTAAATGTAATAAATAATGTTCCAGTTAATATTATTACAGCAACTAATAACTTAGTTATAACTGAACAGCAAGCTGCTATTGCAAACCCATCAGTTATAGGTAGTAGTACAGCAAATTTAGTTCTTGTTGAACAATCAGCAGCTGTGAGTATTGATGTTGCTATAGCTGCAAACACAGGGAGTTTAAACGTAACAGGTAGTCAAGCATCAGTTGTTGTACTTCAAGGGGTATCAACTGCAACTACTAGTTTAGTTATTACAGAACAGAGTGCAGTAGTAAAGAGAAATGTTCATGTAGCAGCAACAACGGGTACTCTATTACTAAGTGGTCAACAAGCCTTTGTTGAAACAAATGGGGTAATTATTACCAATACATCTAACCTGAGTATCGCTGGACAAAATTCTACTGTTAGAGTTAATAAACATATAATTGGTTCTACAGGTTCATTGAGCATTGTAGAGTTTAGTGCTGAAATTATAACAAACACTAATATCAATGCTACTACAAGTAACCTCAGCGTTAATGGGCAAAACACAGATGTAAGCCTAATACAAGGTATAACAACAGTACCGACTAGTATTACTTTAACTGCTAACACATCGTCTGTGGTTATAAGTCTAAGTATTAACGCAGCTACCAGGCAATTATTTATTGCTGAGCAGCAAGCAGTTATTCAAGGAGGTAACAATACACCAACGATTTTAGCGTATCGTAATGTTGCGGTTACTGCTAAAGATAGAAATGTAGATGTTATGTAGTATAATTTTTAAGGAGAAATAAAAATGGCACAAGGTGACGTAACTGTATTTAACTCAGCTAAGGAGTATTTAGCTGATGGTACATTTGATTTAGACACACATGTTTTTAAAATTGCTTTAGTTAGTAACTCAAGCCTATTAGCTACTCAGGCAGATTTAGCTTTAGCTACTGGGTTTACGCAAGTTACTGGTGGCACCAGCTATACAGCAGGTGGGGAAACCTTAACCTGTACTTGGGTTGAATCTGCTGGAACAGTAACTTTTGATAGCTCTGTAAATCCGTCATGGGTTCAAGATGCATCAGGCCCAACTGATATACGCTACGGTATTATCTATGATGATACTGATGCTTCAGATACAGCATTAGCATTTGTTGACTTAACAGCTGGTGGAGATGGTACAACTGCTATCAGTCTACAAACTGGTGATATTTCTATTACATGGGCTGGGACAGGTATTTTTACTTTAGCATAATAGGTGATGCATGTATAAAGCAGGTGATTGGGTTAAAGAGGATACAGCAACTGCCGGTACAGGTACGGTAACGCTTACTCAAAAAACAGGGTTTAGTCGCTTCTCCGATGTCTTCACTGTTGGGGATATTGTTTATTACACTATTCAAGACGGTGACAATAGAGAAACAGGTATTGGTACTGTCTCCGCTGGAAATACGTTAGCAAGAACGACTATTCAAGCAACACTGGTATCAGGAGTATATGACGATACTTCCCCTACAGCTATAACTTTATCTGGCAACGCTACAGTTTACGCAACAGCTACAGCGAGTATGATAAATGGCAAGTTACCTAAGTTCGATGGAGAGCCTAATGGGTTCCCTGATAGAACAGAGTTTACTATTGGGTGGTCAGATGTTACTAGGACATTATCTTTAACGCCTGTAGGAGCATCTTTTCAAGCCTGGTCAAATGGTAATTTGTACGTCTATACATCAGCTGAGTCTATAGCTATTTCAGATGTTGAAGGCAGTCATTATATCTATTTTGATTCCAATGGGGTTATTCAAGAAATTACTAGCTTTAACCCTGATATTATCAATACATGGTGTTTTATAGCTTATGTCTATTGGGATGCTACTAATAAAGAGGCTATTACTGGAGGGGTAACGAATGAGACTCATAGTTCAGCTATGCCTCCATCTGTACATAGTTATTTACATAATGTAATGCAAACACAATATATTGATGGGTTAACTATTGGTGGTATAACAGCAGATGGTAATGGTAGCTTAGATAGCCATGCTCAGTTCACTATGACTACAGGTACAATATATGATGAAGATATCCCTCACACTATAGCAGCTAAAACTAATTTAACAGATACTTTTCATGTAATTTATAAGGATGGTGCTGCTGGTAATTGGAGGCAGGGAGCTGCATCTAGTTTCCCAGTTCTTACAACTGGAACAGGTCGTGCTGCTTATAACCAATGGACTGGGACAACATGGCAATTAACAGAAGTATCTAATAATGATTTTGTATTAGCCCATGTTGCTGCTTTAGGTAACGATGGAGGCCCAGCTGATTTTGTTGTCATTATGGGTGAAAACGCATATTCAACATTAAATGTAGCTAGAACAGGAGCTACAACTGAATTAGCGGATTTAAACACAACAGGCATACCCTCAACAGAATGGGTTTTTGTTGCTACTATAATCCTTCAAACTAGTAACACCTATGTCAATACGGTTAAATCTGCGATTGTTAGTACAGAAAATGGAAATGATTATGTAGATTGGAGGCTTGCTTCTTCTAGAGATTTAATTTCTTCAAGCACTTCACCAGCTGACCATAATTCTTTAGCAGGATTACAAGGGGGTGGAGCCAATGAGTACTACCATTTAACTGCTGCTGAAGGAACAAAGATAGACAATATTACTGTTACAAACCCTGTTAATCTGGATAATATAACTAACACTGCAACAGCTACTTTAACTAATAAAACTATTGATGATTTAACTAATTTAGTTCACGCTAATGCTGTCCACAAGAAAGTAGAAAATGTTACTGCTTCAACAATGCCAGCAGGTACTGCTGTTGCATTTAGTGATTATGATATAGTTAATTCAAGAACAGAAGTTGTCTTAGCTGATAACACAACTGGCGTATCTATAGGGTTAGTTGATAACGGTGGTATTCTTGCTGGAGCAGAAGGCACTATTATTGTCAACGGTGTTGTAACGGATGTTGACACAAATGCTTGGACTGAAGGTACTATTTTGTATGTTTCAACAGGTGGTGCTTTAACTGCAACGGAACCAACAACTGGATTCCAACAGCCAATAGCTTTTGTTATTAAGCAGCATTTAACTGAAGGTATCCTACAAGTTAATGCTTCATACCCTAAACAAGATGCTAGTGATGTAAGATTTACTGCTGCTGGTGATATAGTAGCTACAGATGTACAGGCTGCTATAGTTGAGTTAGACAATGAGAAAGTCGCTTTAACCGAAGCCAACCAAACTATTACAGGTAATTTAAATATTACAGGTAGTTTAGGCATGCAGGACAACCTATTAACAAGGGCTATCTTAAAAGACACAGCAGAAGAACTGCAAGCACATGGAAACATGGGAGCAACAGAAACTTTTGACTGTACTACAGCTAATGTACACACAGCAACAGCAGACGCAACCGTAACAATTACTTTTAGTAACCCACCAGCCACAGGCGATGCAGGATACCTTGTTATCTTCTTAACTAACGGTGGTTCTCAGACGATTACCTGGCCCACTTCAGTAGACTGGCCAGCAGGTACAGCACCTACGTTAACTACAGCGGGGTTAGATATTCTAGTGTTTGTTACTTATGATGCTGGAACTACATGGCTCGCCAAGACACCAGAGTTGGATGTGAAATAATGAGTAACTTAGCCAAACATTTAATGCAAGGTGCGACAACAAGCAGCACTACTGCCATAGTAGAAGATAACTTCAGTACTTATCTTTATGAAGGCAACAGCAGTACCCAGACGATTACTAACAATATTGATTTAGCTACTGATGGGGGTATGGTTTGGATAAAAGATAGGGACACAGCATATAATCATATCTTATCAGATACAGAAAGAGGTGTAACTAATAAATTATATAGCAATACTACAGATACCGAGTCTACTTATTCAGGTGCAATTACCGGATTTAATACCGATGGTTTTACTATTGGAGATTATACATTAATCAATGGCAGTGGTGACGACTTCGTATCCTGGACATTCAAAAAAGCATCTAACTTCTTTGATGTTCAAACAGCAACACTAGGCACAGGTAATACAGTTGTATCATTCCCTGATTTAACAATACTAGGTATGGTTGCTGTAAAACGCACAGATTCAACAGGCTCATGGTATGTATGGCATAGGAGTGCAACAAGTGGCGATTTATTATACTTAGAGCAAACAGCAGCAGAAACATTAGATGGTTCTATAACAGTATCAGGTACTGATGTAACTCTGGTTGATGGCACGTTAGCTGATGGTGATTATGTGGTTTATGCGTGGAGTCACGACACCTCAGAAGATGGGATGATACAGTGTGGGAGTTATACTGGTAATGGTCTTGCTGATGGGCCAGAGGTTAATCTGGGATGGGAGCCTCAGTGGGTGTTGATTAAATCTGCTACATCAATTATTGAATGGCAACTGGTCGATAGTATGCGCGGTATAAATACTTCCGACACGATTATTTTAGAACCAGATACAACGAGTGCTGAAAAAAATACTGGCAACTCAAGGATACAACTTACACCAACTGGATTTAAATTGCTTCTTAACACAAATGAGATGAATTCCCCCAGTGACACCTACATATACATAGCAATCCGCAGACCCATGGCGACCCCCAGTATATCAAGCGAGGTTTTTGCTATAGCAACTAGAGATGGAACAACCCTGCCAAGTCATACCACGACATTTCCTGTTGATTTTCTCATTCAGTCTTACACAACCTCATCGAATGTTGATGTTTCTGCCAGATTGATTCAAGGTAATCTCTTAAAAGCAAATAACACAAATGCTGAATCTGCTGATTCACAATATCAATTTGATTATATGGATGGTGCGATAGAGAGAACAGGTATTAATACTGCTGATTATGCTTGGATGTGGAAACGAGCCACAGGGTTCTTTGATGTGGTCTGTTATACAGGTACAGGAGTCGCACACGCTGAAGATCATCAATTAGGTGTAGTGCCTGAGATGATTTGGATTAAGTGCAGAAATGATATATTTAACTGGGTGGTTTATCACAAAGATACTGGGAATAACTATTTCAATATACTTAATTTACCAAATGCGAAAATATCTACTGCTAACATCTGGAATAGCACATCTCCTACTGATTCACAATTCACGATTGGTACAACGGATGAAGTTAATAAATTATCCAGTGACTTCATAGCCTTCCTCTTCGCAACCCTAGCAGGAATATCTAAAGTAGGCTCATACACAGGCAACGGCACAACTCAAACGATAAACTGCGGATTCTCAGCGGGGAGTAAGTTTGTACTCATCAAGCGCACAGATAGTACAAGCAACTGGAATATGTTTGATAGCACCAGAGGAATTATAGCGGGCAATAGTCCACGCTTAGAACTCAATACCACAGATGTAGAAGATACAGGTGATGATGGACTTGACCCTGATAACAGCGGGTTTTCGGTAAATTATATAGCTACCAATGATGATGATGTGAACGTATCAGGAGCAACATATATTTATTATGCGATTAGTGCATAAGGAGAAACAATGAAATTCTTAACTAACGACACACAGGAAATACTCACTCAAGGCCAAGTGCGCAAGAGATTTTCTAACGTATCAATACCTAAAGTATTCACACAGGATACTTATGATGCTTTGAACATAACACCTATTCTTGAGACACCTAAGCCTACTCCAAGTAGCGATGCTAAAGTAGTTGTCCAGAATGGTACTACGGTAGATGCTCAAGGTAACACTGTCTTTAACTGGGTAGAACAGGATATGTTCACCACAGACGAGAACGGCACTAAAGCTGAGAAAGAAGCAGCTTACAGAGCAGAACAATTAGCCAAAGCTAAAGAGTCTAAACTAGAGCAATTAAGCAACTTAGCACTAGAAAAAGAACAAGCTGGTATCACGGTAGCATCCTTGGATATATCTACGAAACGTGAAGACCAATTTAGGATTACCCAGGCACTTAACCTGATGGGTAGAAAGTCTGGAGCTACTCAGCGATTCAAAGCTAAGAATGGATGGGCTACAGCAAATAAGGCAACACTGGAAGCTATAGAAGATGCTCTGGAAGCTCATATTGATGCAGTATCAACACAGCACGAAGCACATGAAAATGCTATTAACGCTCTTACAACAGTACAAGAGGTACAAGATTATGATTTTCAAATTGGCTGGTAGTATTCTTATATTATCCCTGGCGGGATGTGCAAACCAAGCAGAGCTCACACAATTATCCAATACCAGTGTGGCTATAGCATCATTACAGTATCAGGCGTTGCAATCACACAAAGACACACTAAATATAGACTGCACAAAAGGCTGTGGCAGTGCAATAATTAGCTATACCGACCCAAGAGATTTACCGAAAGTTACTGGAATGAGGGTTAGAGGAACCAATGATGTTATTGTTGAGGCTATACCACCACTAACCAACGCTTTCACTTCGGCTGTTATCGGGGTGTCAGCTATCAGAATTATGGATGATGCTTTCCATGCAGCAGGTGGTAACAATACAGAGGTACATAATAACTCTATCATTAACGGTGAGAACAACTCTAATGATATGAGTGCTACTACTTCTAAGTCTACAGCAGATAACAACACTTCAAGCAATGATAATAACCAAGACAATGACGTAGCTAATACTGATTCATACAACAGTAACGACAATAACCAAGCTGATAGTAATAATGATAACTCGCAAGTAGATAGCAACGACAATAATTCATCACAAGATGATAACTCGCTAGTTAATCAAGATAACAACTCACAGCAGAACCAGACAGCTACACCGACTGTAGTTAATCAACCAGAACCTGTGGTAGTGCAATAATGGACGATAAACAATTAATCATATTGGCAACATTATCCATCCTAGGAATAATGGCAACATTGGGCTTGATGACAATGGTGGTGTTGTAATGTATAAGGGCGATTTAATTGGTATGAGGATTCCAACGTCCAAACGAATGAGCAGCAAACAGTTTATCAGTGGGCCATCCACGCCTATATCTGGACCTAGTTCTGTTTTCAGGGAGGTTAAGATACTTAATCCATTCTCCAAGTGTTTTTGTTTCTCCTTGGTATTCTATGTGTACTGCTTGCTTTCTTACTGGGGTGGTAAGAATTTTTTGTGGACTCCATCTTTTGTCAACCCTGGAAGAAATAACCTCTGTAGGGATGCTGGTTTCCTTGGACCATTCAAGAATATTCATGGATTTCCCATTAAACTCTATAATTCTTGTGTTAGTTTTATTGTAAGCTTGCTCTTGGTTGGTGGCCCAGCGGCAATTTTCAGGGGTATAGTTGCCGTTAACGTCGATTCTATCAAGAGTATGTTCAGGAGATGGTCTGCATCCAAGGTCTTGAATAAAATCGCCAAAAGACTCTCTCCATCTATCACAGACCTTAATGCCTCTGTCTTTATAGGCCTTAGACATTTTGCTGTAACCATGGCATCTATTTATCATCCCGCGCCAAACAGAATAATCAGGATGGCAATTTTCTCTTTGAGCATAGCCATGTTTTGTATTTCTTTCTTTGATTTTTTTGAGGTTATAGCAACCACAGGACTTTTTATGGCCACTTTTGAGTTCATGGCTTTCGGCGACAGTGGTTGTGCCGCATCTGCATTCACAAATCCACTGAGTATCTCTTCTGCCGTGTTTTTTAGGGCCTATGCCAACGACAGTAAGATAATTAAAAGTCATTCCTGTTATATCGACAAACTTACTGCCCATAGCACACTCCAAAATAAAAGTAATTATACCATGCAGGAGGTTTTTTATGTATAAGACCGAGCTAATGGTTAAGTCAAATAAGGACTTGACTTGGGAATTGTTAGAGGATTTTATTGCTATGGTGCCGCCGTATGGGGAGATTACTGTTCCTGCTGGTTTTATTACAGACTTTGCCTCTATACCATCATTATTTCACTGGTTTGCGACGCCGACAAAAGGAAAGTGGAGGAAAGCTTCTGTCATTCATGACTACTTATACTTCTTAAAAGAAGGCAAGAGAAAAAAAGCAGACGATGCTTTTCTTTATCTCATGGAACAAGATGGTGTTCCTTATTTTAAACGATACGCCATGTACTGGGCTGTCAGAATCGGAGGCCCAAGATGGAAGAAATGAGTTGTGGTTTAGAAGACCATAAAACTTGCGAGTTGAAAACTATGTTTATAAATATGGCAGAAAGACAGGAATCATTTGAGTTAAGACAGAAGTCATTTGAAGACAGACAAGCTAAGAATGAGATAAGTATAGCAAACACAGAGCGAAACATAGTTTTACTACAGAAAGATATGTCTGAAAGTAATCTTGAACTTAGGGCATTAGGGGGTAGAGTAGATGTGAACACAGAACAACTGCTTGAGATTAAGAACGATATTAAGCCTATAACAGATGGGGTCAATGAGATTGGTATAGCGCTTAAACCTTGGATATGGGTGGTGCGCAAAATCAAGTGGATAGCAACAACAATACTTGCAGGATGGGTGTTGTTCATGGATGGGTTAGAACACTTCTTAGATTTTATCGGTAAGGGACATCACTGATGAGTTTAAGTTCAAAGCAAACAACTGATTTAATTGGTAAGAAGTTTGGAAGATTAACAGTTATCTCTAAAACAGATATGGGAGATAAAAAGCTTGCTCTTGGTTTGTTTAATGACTGGTTTGATGCCGTATGTGCCAGAAATTCGGCAGAAAATAAGTATCATTTACCTGTCTTGAGGTGACTTATGATAATCATTAATGATGGAGTAGATGTAAGGAATTTGCATATTAAAATGTGGGACGCTCTCTACACTATTTTACCTCTGTTTGAAAGCAAAGGTAAGAATTTGATTGTTACGTCAGCATTAGACGGGAAACATGGGTGGGGTAGTCTACATTATGTTGGTTGTGCAGTAGATATTAGAAGATGGGGTATAGATTTAATTAACGAGTTCGTGAATTTAATTAAAGACATTCTACCAAGTGGATTTGATGTCGTCTTAGAGGATACACACATTCATATTGAATGGCAACCGAAAACACAAGATGAATCGAGAGGGTGATGAGTATACTGGGTGGTGCTGAAAGAATTGAGGGTGATTTAAATCATTATAGTTTTGAGTACAAAGGGATTAGATAAAAAGTTTTATTTTGACTAAAAACAGTATATAATAAACAATAGGTTATTTTAATTAAAAATTATGTTCAATATTCGTAATTTAGCAAAGAGTGTAGAAACTGCTTATGTATCCACGGCAGATACCCAGTGGACTACATGGACACTCGATAAAGCTGTCACTGACGGCTATGTATCCTGTGGATGGGTACATAAAGCTGTTTCGTTAATTGCTAGAAATGCTTCAACGGTTCCTTTTGTAGTCAAGAACTCAGATAATGAAATTGAATACGGACATCCACTCACTAAATTACTGTTAAATCCTCACCCATTTTTAAACAGATTACAATTCTATGAGCTATTACACCAGTGGTTACAATTAAGCGGAAATGCTTATTTATATAAAATTACTGATAGCCGACAACTAGCAGAACTGTACCCAATAAGTCCTGATAGAATTAAACCAAAAGAAAGTACTGATAATTTAACTTTCACAGAGGGTTATGTGCTCAAAAAGAATGGCATCTATTCAAAGAGTAGTGATTTTGAAAATGATGAAATTATTCATTTCAATTTGACTAATCCAGCCAATCCAATAATGGGTATTTCTCCATTAGAAGCTGCAAGTAAATCAGTTGATTTAGATAATGCTCAGCAAAATTGGAACACTGGTACTATGCAGAATAGAGGTGTTGTTGATAGTGTCTTTACTTTTGATAGAGATTTAGATAAACAACAATCAGAGTCTATAATGGCTAGAATAATGAGTAAGTTTTCATCTACATTCTCAAGAAGGCAACCATTAGTTTTAGGCAGCGGTGCTAAATATACCAGATTAAGTTTAACCCCTGCTGAAGTTGACTTTATTGAAAGTAGAAAATTCAATATGTCAGAGATATTTATTATATTTGGCATCCCACCTCAGCTAGGAGGAAGTGAAGCAGCAAGCACTTATAATAATTTTAGCTGGGCACTAAGAGTATTCTGGGAGACAACGTTAATACCATTAATTAATGGAATGGCGACACAGTTTAATAACTCTTTTAAAGATGTACTGGAAAACGGCTATTATATTGCAGCAGACTATACCAATGTTGAAGCATTAAAAGATAATGAGCAAAGTAAAGCAGATACGGCTAAATCTTATTATGATATGGGTGTACCTGTATCTCAGTTGAATACTAAATTTGAAATGGGCTTAGAAGAGTATGATGGGTGGGATAAGCCGTTCAATGGCTTAAAACAATCTGGGATGTCTGAACCTCAAACAACCGAAGAAAGAAAGCAATGGAAGTTAATACCTAACGAGAGAAGGTCTGCTAAAAGTGAAGCTAAAAGACGAGATAAAATAGCTGAAGGACCAGTTAAAAATGCTTTTTCAGATTTCCTAAAGAAGCAGCAAAAAGAAGTTTTAAAAAATATTGATCTTGATGAGCATGTAAGTATAACTCAAGAAAGGGTTAATACTTCAATTTTAAAATATGATACTGAACTACAAGATTTAATACAGAATACTGCTTTAAGTGTCGCTGCTGATTTTAGTAAAACGGTTATAGTTGACCAACGTGGAAATAAACCAGATTTTGAAACACGAGGTGAAGAAGAAGATTTGTTGCTTGATGAATTTATTAATGACGCTAGTTATATTTTAGCTGAAAAGTCACTAATACAAGAAGCAACGGTCAAGGTTGTACTTGAACAGGTTAGAGAAGCCTATGAAAACAACTGGACTGTTGAAGAATTAAGACAAGCTCTCGAAGATACAGGGGTATTCAGTCCTGAAAGAGCTTTAAGAATTGCTAGAACAGAAGTAGGATCAGCTGCATCTATTGGTCAAATGGTATCCGGTAAAGTTGCAGGTGCTCAGAAGAAAGAATGGAATACTGGTGGGTTTGAGATACGAGAAATACACTCGGCAAGGGATGGGGAAGTGGTTGGGATTGATGACCGCTTTAGTATTCAATCTGGATCAATAGGACCAAGGTTCCCAAGTGACCCTCATGTTTCAGCGGAAGATAGAATTAATTGTAAGTGCTTCCTTTCGTTTTACGAGGAATAAAATTTTTTACAGATAAATTAAACAGTGTTTAATTAATTTTTTGTGTTAAAATTAAACAGTGTTTAATTAATTTAAACAAGGTGATTTATATGACTAAATTAGAACTACGAAAAAATGAACAGGACTTCCAGCATCTAAATTTAGTCCGTGAATTAAGAGCTGATGAAAGCGAAAAAGGTATTATAGAAGGTTATATAGCTGTCTGGGAACAGGTTGATAGTTATAACTCACGATTCCAAAGGGGTTCTTTTAAAAAGACTATTCAGAATCGCACAGATAAAATTAAAGTGCTTTATAACCACGATATTGAAAAGCCTATTGGCAAACTTTTAGAAATAAAAGAAGATGATCATGGAGTGTTTGTTAGAGCGCAATTAGTTATGGAAGTTGAAAATGCCAAAGACACTTTCAACTTGATTAAAGGCGGGGCAATCAATGCTCTTTCCTTCGGTTTTAGAACTGTAAAAGATAAGTTTGAAAATGGTATACAAGTTATAACCGAAGTTCAATTAGGGGAGATAAGCCCTGTTGTATTTCCAGGGGGTGAAGCGTGTTTAATTACTGGTGCAAGGTCTACTGATTTTAATGAGACCGACAAGATTAGTGAAATGCACAATATGAGATATAGACTTATAAACTCATTAGCTGAAACTTTAGAAGATATTTATTGGTTGGATGATAACACTGAACCTTTAAAAATGACTGAAGATACTATTGATGCTTTTAGGGCATCATATTTAAATTTAGCAAAGGATTTATATCCTACCGATGCACGTTCAGATAATGAGCTAATTAACGAGTTTAGAAAATACCTTGATGGTAAAGAATTAGAAACTATTGCTTTAACAACTAGCTTAACCGTTGATGAATTGAAGCAATTAAAAAGAGGTTCTTGTATAACCAATAAATCTAAATTAATAGATTTACCAGATGAAGTACAGAAAGCACATGAACAAATAAGAAGCAAAGCCGTTATAACACTTTGTGATGAATTACGAGCCGGATTAAGTTCTGCTGAATCCACTCGAATAGAAGGTTTATTAAAACGTTCACTCCCCGAAGTTATACCAACTTCAGACGGAGCCGAAAGTTTAGCAGAATATTTTGATACATTTAATGCAAGTTTAAAATAGGAGATTTTAAAATGCCTGAAGATAATATGAATGTTGTTCTTGATTCAATCAAGAAAACAACCGAGGAAATGCGTTCTTATGTTGATCGCAAAGTTGAAGAAGCGGCTAAAGGTAAGAATGACCCTTTAATTCAAGAAGCTATTGATAAAGCTAATGCTGATATTGACCAGCTTACAAAACGCTATGATGAGTTAGTGGTTGCTAGTAAACGCCCTTCACTTGATGATAGCGGTAAAGAAGTTGATGAAAAAGCAGAGCTTAGAAAATCAGCTTTCTTAAAGTTCTGTCGCTATGGTAATGGTGAAACCTCAAGTGAAGTTATGTCACAGGATGAAAAACGCGCTTTACAAGAATCATCCGATGCTGAAGGTGGTTTTTTAGTACCAATCGACTTCACTAATGAGCTAATAATGAACGCTTATGACATGGCTGAAATACGTCCTGTTGTTGGTGCTACTCCTACAGGCCGTGATACTGTTTTCTTTGGTGCTTTAGCCAAGCCAACAGTTGCATGGGGTACTACTGGAGTTGCTGTTACTGCTCAGGATTTGGATGTCGGTGGTCACACTATGACAATTCATGATCTTAAAGCGTTAACTTTAATTCATAACAACACCCTGGAAGACGCTGAAGCTGATATCTGGGCTGAGTTAAATATGGCGTTCAGTGATGCTATTGCAGAAGCTGAAGATGATGCTTTTGCTGTTGGTGCAGGTAGTCACAGTCCACAGGGTATTATGACCAATGCTTTAGTTCAAGCAAATGTCACTAACTCTGGTGTTGCTGCTGATGTTATTGACGCATCAAATGACGGTGTTACTGCTTTAATTACTGCTTATTACAAGTTGAAAAAGACATACCGTAGAAATGCAACGATTGCCATGAACTCAACTTTAGAAGGCAAGTATAGAAATTCTAAAGATGCTGATGGACAATATTTATGGCAACCTCCTGTCCAAGCTGGAGACCCTGCTACATTATTAGGACGCCCAGTTATTAACCCCGAAGGGATGCCTGATGTTGCTGCAAATGCGTTTCCAGTGGTTATTGGTGACTTCAGACGTGGTTATAGAATCAAAGACAGAAGTGGTATTGCTGTTCAGCGTTTATCAGAGCGTTATGCAGAATATGACCAAACTGGATTCTTAATTAAGAAGCGTGTTGGTGGTCAGGTAGTATTACCAGAAGCATTCCAAGTTATTAAATGCTCAACTTAATTAATTCAGGTGCTGATTAAGTTCAGCACTAACTCATATTTTAGGAGATTATAAAAATGAGACGAGATATAGGAAGTTCATATACAGCAGCTACAGGTACAGCTTCTGGATTAACAGGAATTGCAGCAGGTGCCAATAACAGTGCCTCTGTAGACCATAGCTTAGGCCAAACAGCAATGTTTATTATTGAAGTCGGTGATGAGGGTGTAGCTGGAACTGTTGATGTTAAATTGCAGTTTAGTGATGATGACTCAACATTTACAGATGCTACAGCTGGACTGGGTAATGATGCAACTTTACCACAGATCACAGCAGCGGGTATTTATACTGTTAATGTTGGCAATCCTGAGAAGCGTTATAGCCGAGTAGTTTCAACTGTTGCAACTAATGCAGTTGCCATGAGTGTTGTTAGCTTGGTCGGACCTTTAAGAACTATTGTTCCTGCTGACGCTTAATTAAAAAGATTTCCAGTCCTGTTAATTCCCCAGCAGGGCTGGATTTTAAAAGGAGTTTATTATGCCTTTATGTAGAGCAAAAGTTGATTGTCGATTATCACTTGATGGTGTAACAGCAATATCATTATCAAAGGGTGAAGAGAAAGAGTTGCCTGAAAAAGCATTAATTTCTTTTGGACAATATATAGAAGAAGTTAAAGCAAAGCCAGTTGCAAAGAAGAAAACAACACCAGTTAAAAAGAAACAGGTTAAGACTGAGAAAGAATAATGCCAACGATATTAGATTTCTCTGATATAAAGAATATGCTGGAACTTGAAAATACAAGTTTTTCAGACTACCCAGATTTAGAATTAATGGCTGATAATGTTCATGCAGCCCTGGAAAATTATTGTGGACGCATGCTGGATTTTAAACAAAAGAAAACTGAAACAGGTTTTATAAGAGATGCTACCTATATTGATTTAACTTCATTACCATTGAACAGTATAACTTCTTTAGTTGTTGGTGATGATACATTAACCAGTGATGATTATACAGTAACAGATTATGAGATTATGTTTAATAAGTCTTTTACAAATAAGATTTATACACTAGTTTGTAAAGGCGGATGGTCAGAAATACCTGAAGATGTTTATAGAGCTGAATTATCACAGGTAGTTTATGAATACCAGCAAAAGAACAATATAGGAACAACTAATTTTAGTAATGATGGTGGCACAACCACAAGTCCAGGATTTAGATTATTACCTGAAGTAAAACGGTTATTAAACCCTTATACCCATCCAAAGAAGGTAGGGTTTTAGATGGCTATTAATGTTTCTGTTAATGATGACGAAACAAGGGCTTTATTAGACACATTGCCAGAGGATATGTTTGACAATGCTAAAACTATTTTATCACGGTCTTTATTTAATATCCAAAGAACTATTACTGGTAGATTACAGAATGGCCCGATGTTCAGCAGGACTGGGGCATTAGCAAGAAGCATTAAGTTTAAGACTAGCGGTACGAAAATAGATAATTTGAAAGGCGAGGTATTTACTAAAAGCAAATACGCACCTATCCATGAAGTGGGGGGAGATATAAATGCCATAGATAAATATGTGAATGTTCCCGGCGGGCCTTATTTGAATATACCTCTATCGTATAACAAAACAGCCGCAGGAGTAATGCGTAAAAACGCAAGAGACGTATTTCAAGAAGGCGGTTATATAGGTCAGTCACAACGTGGAAACTGGATTGTATTTGCAAATGATGGGCTACCGATGTTTGTACTTAAAAAGTCTGTAACAATACCAGCAAGATTGGAAATGGTTAAAACTGCTGAGGATGAGATACCTACATTTTTAAGCAATTTAAGAAGTGAGCTTTTAGATAATATATGAGCACTCCAGTACAGACACAGATATTAGATGAAATAGGTAATAGACTTGCTTTAATAACTACAGCGAACGGTTATTTAGCAAGAACACCTAAGAAGATTGAACGGTCAAGAATGACACCGTTTAAAGCTGGTGATTTACCTTTCATAAATTATTATTCCACTGGTGATACACTAGTTGGAAAAGAATATGGAACATTTGAAAAAAGAGTTATGTCTGTTGTTATAGAATGCTATGACCAGACTCGTGATCAAGTATTTGATGATTTAGCACAGAAGTTAGGTGCTAATATTTTAGTGGCAATAAACAGAGCTGTTTCTGCTCCTGCTGTTAGCGATAATCCTTCTGTTAGACTAGGGGATTTAGTAACACAAGTTGAAGCGGTATCGATAACACCAGCAATAAGCGAAGGTCAAAAGCCTTATGTTGGAATAGTAATAGTTTTAGATATAACGTATAAAGTGGATAAACTTAATATGTTTACATTAGTATATTAACAAGGAGATTTAAAAATGCCTACAGCAGAAAATGGAAAACTTGAGTTTGAAGCTGGACAGACCAGTTATGCAATGTCCGCTTTAACAGATTCAGGCGATAATACAACGTTTACTAGTTCTGCTAGTATATTTTCAAATGCAACAGGGAAAAGCCCTGATATTAGACCTAATGGCGTAATTACAGGTGGAGCTGTATCCGTTGCTGCAAGCGGTTCAAATGATGTAGTGGATGTCGCTGCTTTAACTTGCTATCTAGCAGGGGTTAATACTTCAGTCAGTGCAGGAACAGATTTAGCAATTACAAGAGCTGTTTCTACTGATACACACATGATTAATTCAATCACTGTTACAAGTGCTGGAGCATTGGCTGTTGTTACAGGAACAGACGGAACTGCTTTTGTTGATACACGAGGAGCAGCTGGCGGACCTCCATATATTCCTACTGGCTCAATTGAGATTGCACAAGTAAGAACAACCTCTTTTACTGCTGCACCTATTACCGCATCAGAGATATTTCAAGTTTCGAATGTTCACCTTGAGCGTTATGATGAAGTTCTTTGGAATGTAGACTATGTGAATGGTGAGGTTGATTTTGTTGGTGCTTTAAGAGCGATTCATACGGGCGATGTAGTTAAAGAAGTTTATGCTAGTTATGCAAGCCCTATTTTTACTGAGCAACAAAATGCCGCCGATGTAGTGTTACCAGAAAATAGTCATAGTGTTAGTTCTACTCAGGTTTATAATAATACACTAGGTTCAACCTCTAAAACATTGAATCAGGGTTCATTCACAGCATATCTAAACGATGGTATTACTGATCCATTAGTTAAACAAAAAGATGATACTTTATGGTTCAGATTCTATCCAGACCGTTATAAAAGCCCATACTCTTTAGCTCAAGGCGTATTGGGAATTACTCGCTCATTCCCAGCGGGAGATAATATTCAGGCATCTTGTACTATATCGGCAGAGTCTGAAGCAACTGACGTTGAAGCATAATGTTCAGTCCTGATAAGTTTTTAAAATCTAAACTCGAACCCAGAACAGATGAAGTGGAAGTAACTGCCTTGTCTGCTTGGTTCGATAAAGATGAAAAGCCTTTATGGAAAGTTCGGGGATTATCTGGGGAGGAAATGACTAAAGCAACCGAGGCAGCTACTAAGCAGAAAAACTTGATGGCTGTTGTTGATGCTTTATCCTCTAATGTCCGAAAAGATAAAGTAGACGCTTTAAAAGATTTACTCGGAACAAATGATTCTACTCCTGTTGAACTTGCTAAACGAATGGAGCAATTAGTTTATGGCTCAATTGAGCCTGAGGCTGATTTACAATTAGCAGTTAAACTTGCTGAACATTTCCCTGTCGAGTTTATGTTGATTACTAACAAAATAATTGAACTAACAGGTTTAGGTAGTGTCGATGTGGGAAAGTCCGTGCCCTCTACCAAAAAGCAGAAATAAAGAATGTTCTGAAATTAGGTGATATAAGAGGGCAGTTTTTATACCAGATCAGACCTGATATATTTCCACAGGGCTTACTAACTGATGAAGAAGTCTATTTATGGTCTTTATACTATGGAGACCAAAATAAAAAGAGTAAATAATGGCTGATTTAAGACGTACAATAGAAATAATATTTAATGGTGTTGACAATGTTTCTGATGAGATTGGGGATATTGATAATTCCATTGGCGGATTCGCAGGAAGTATAGAATCAGCAACTCAACCACTCGCTGATTTATCAAAAAATATTCTACAAGTTGAAGCAGCCCTCGGAGCATTAGGTGTTGCGCTCTTAACTTATACCGCTAGCGTTTCTATAGATTTTGAAGCTGCTCAAGCAGGACTTCAAAAAGTATTAGGGGATTCTGAAGGTTCAGTTGCTGATTATACTAATACACTGGATAATTTATCTTTACAATTTGGTGTTGCTGGCGACTCTACCCTTGATGCTGTAACTAATTTTAAGCAAGCTGGTTTTTCTATAAATGAATCGTTAACGTTAACTGAAACGGCTTTAACCGCTGTTAAAATTGCTGAATTAGAATCCAATGAAGCCGCTGGTTTATTAGTAGCTACAATTAAAGGTTTAGGGTTAGAAGCCGAAGATGCTACACATATCTTAGATGCTTGGAATGAAGTGTCTAATAAGAATGCAGCAACAGCAAAAGAACTAGCAATAGCAACATCAAGCCTTGCACCAGTTGCCAGAAATGCAGGGCTTAGTTTTAATGAGGCTGTTGGTTTAGTTACTCCAATTATTGAAGTATTTGGCTCAGGAAGTGAAGCAGCTAATGCTTTAAAAACGGGGCTCGCTAACTTAATATCAGATACTCCAAAAGTTACAGATTCACTGGCTGAATTAGGTATAGCACAACAGGATGCCAATGGTGAATTGAGATTGGCAGGCGATATACTAGCTGATTTGGGGGCTGTTTGGCCGACATTAACAGATTCACAGAAAGCTAACTTTGGTATTCAGTTATTTGGAAAAGAGCAATATGCTAGGATGTCAGCAACGCTTAACGAATATTCTAAAGTAGTAGATGTTACTTCACAAGCGGAAACCGCAGCAGGGTCTGCTAAGAAAGAATTGGCTAGTGTTACTTCAACAACTAAATTTGCTATAGAGCAATTTGCAGCTGCATTTCAACTTGCATCTAAAGCCGTAGGAGATCAGTTCTTACCGAGTATTAATCCTGCTGTAAAAGCAATGACTTCTTTAACTAAGTCATTTGCAGAAGTTGTTAAGGATGGCGGGTTAAAGCCTTTATTTGATTTGCTTAATCCTTTGTTTGATGAGTTTACAAAGAACATAGAAAAGATAGCAGAAAACTTACCAGAGGCATTTGAAGGAGTAGACTTTAATGGACTGGCTGATTCCTTTAGAAACTTAGGTGGAGAAGTTGGTGATTTATTTGGGGGAATTGATTTAACTACAGCAGAAGGATTGCAAGATTTTATACAGGGTATAGTTGATGCTTTAGCTGCATTAAATAATACAGCAGCAGGCATACTTGATGGTCTTTCACCTGTAATTGATGCAATCAAAGCAATAGCCACTTCAGCAGGTTCGGCAGAAAACAGCACTGCTACATTTGCTGGTCAATTACTGGGATTAGGCACAACGATAAATGTCTTTAGCGGTTGGATAAGCGGATTAACAGACGTTTTTAGTGCTTTATCTGATGCTTTAATAATCGTATTAAGCGTTAATGCTTTAGGTGGATTGCCTGCCAGTTTAACCAATATAGCACCGGCTGCAACAAACGCTATTAGTTTGCTTGGAAAAGGTGGTCTTGTTGGTGCGGTTGGATTGCTAAGTTATGAAGTCACTAAATGGGCAGCAGAAGAAAGCGGTTTAACAGAAACTCTCGCAGATTGGGCTTTAGAGTTAACAGGGGTTAATGATGATTTACGCGAAAATCAAAAGATATTAGAAGATCAAGCTAGAGCAGCACACGAAAATGCTGCAGCTAACTTAGAAACAAAAGAGGTTTTTGAAGAACAGAAACAACCGATAAAAGAAACAGATACAGCAACAGAATCTTTAATTCAAACTAGTGATAGATACGCTAATCTGTTAGAACACATGGGGTTAAATCTTCAAGGCATTAAAGAGGAACAAGAGAAATTAAAAGATACTGTTGATGACTCTGTTGAAACTTTTGATAATGCATCTGATGTTAACGGTGCTTGGATAGAGATAATAAAAGATGGAAAAGTACAATTTGCTAGATATGAAGATGTAGTTGGCAAGACAAAAGACACCACTAAAGACCTTGCAAAAGCAGAAGAAGAAGCAGCAAACAAAGCTCAGAAATTAGCAACCGATGCTTTAAAAGCGGAAACAGCCCTTGAGAAAATAGCATCTAATGAAAGAATTAAAAACCTTGAGTTTGCTGTTGAATTTAAAACAGCACAGATAGAAGCTGAAACTAAACGGATTGAAGCTGCATTTGAAAGTCTAACTGAAACAACAACAGCATCAGCAGGATTAATAGGTGAACTATTTGGAGTTTTAACAAGTACAGATGACAGGTTTAAAGAGTTAGAGATAGAAAGCGCAATTGACAAAGTGCAAGACTTAATGAAGCAACAAATAGACAAACAAGGCGAATTGATAGATGCTCAGATAGCACAACTAGAAGCAGCAGCAGAAAGAATGGCGTCAGGGGACGCTTTATTAACTGTTGATGGTGGGGATTTACAACCTGAATTACAAGCTATAATGGAGTCTTTGTTTAAGTCTATACGGATTGAGATGTCAGCTTCTTACGAGGATTATTTACTGGGACTTGGTACAATATGATAACCATTAACACTAAGAATTATAATACAGCAGGTTCTTTTGTATTCTACGATAAAGATATGTTATCCCCTCCTGCTGAATACAAGAATATTGAGCGAAGAGTTAACAGAACTAAAACTTTAGACGGTGGTGTTTATATTTCAGATAACGGTTATGCGGTTGGCGATAAGACTTTAATAATTACACTGAATCAACCTGATAAAGATTTAATAGCCTCTTTAGAAACTATATTTTCAACCAATTCAGAATATATAACCAGTACTGATATCGGGGTCTATTTAAGTGTTTTAAAAGATGTGAAATATTCAGGTGGAAACGCAACAATAACATTTTTAATTAAGGAAGAAGCATAATGGCGAACGTAAGATTAGCAAACGCAAGTCAGCAAGCAGCCGGAGATGCTGTTGTTGATTTAATTGATGGAGGAACAACTGCTGGAACTATTAAGATCTATGATGGTACTCAACCGGCTGATGCTAATACTGCAATCACGACTCAAGTTTTATTAGCTCAATTAACTTTTAGTGATCCGGCATTTGGAGCAACTGCGACAAGTGGAATTGCTACGGCAAGTGCAATCACTGGTGACACTGATGCAGATGCCACAGGGACAGCTTCATGGGCTAGAATAGAAGATAGCAATGGTAATACTATATTTGATTGTGATGTCGGTGAGGTGGCTGACAGTGCAACTATAACGCTAGATAACAAGTCTATTATAGCAACAGGTACAGTGAACATGACCTCGTTTACAATTACTATGCCTGATGGAACCTAATGAGTTACTCATCACGTGTCAACTCTTTATCACCTGTTGGATATTGGAGGCTAGGAGATACCAGCGGGCCAACTGCAACAGATGAAACAGGGTCATTCGATGGAACTTATACAGGTACATCATCCCCTACATTAAATGTAACTGGGTTATTAACTGGCGACTCTGATAAGTGTATTACTTTAGATGGTATTGATGCTTCTGTAGAAATCCCAAATGTAGGATTAACCACTGCAACTGGTGGAACATTCACACTATTATTTTCAACAACAACACCAGCAACCAATAACTTCAATGAGATATTATTTTCCTCTTACGGTACAGATGATTCAAATATAATAAAAGTCAGTGTTTCTAATTCAGGTGGAATTGCTATACAAGTTGGTTCAGAATCCACTGATATATTTGGGTCAGGTTATGATGACGGAAATGCTCATCATTTAGTTCTATTATCCAGTGGAGCAGTTTATGTAGATGGTTCTTTAATAGGTACATTTACTAGGTCTGCTCCAAACTTTGATGTAGCAAACAGTTATTCATTAGGACAAGAATTTGATGGTACTTCAAGGAGTGATTTTTATACAGGTTCGCTAGATGAGTTTGCTATATTTTCAGGCGGGCTAAGTAACTATTCTATCTTACAACTGTATATTGATGCTAAACAATTATCTATCGGAGAAACATTTGAAGATACAATAAACAATTTAACTCCTATTGCTTATTGGAGATTAAACGATACAGGTGGAACCGCAGTTGATGAAACAGCTACTTATAATGGCACTTATCAAGGGGGTGTTTCTTTATCTCAACCAGGACTTTTAGCAAGGGATTCAAATAATGCGGTTTCATTAGATGGAATTGATGACTATATAGATTTAGGAAGTTTTGGAAGTGCCTTATCTGGGAATGTTTCTTATTCAATATTATTTTCCACTACTGATACAGGTGGTGGAAATCTGCTTTTCACTGCCCATGAAACGGGGTATGCTAATAGAATACGAACAGGACTCGGATCTAATGGTGAAATGCTATATGCTGAAGGTGGAACTGTTTATTATTTCGGTTCTGGGTATAATGATGGGAATATTCACCATGCTGTCTATACTATGGCATCGGATGGAACTGTAGAAATATATGTTGATGGTTCTTTACTTACAACACATTCAGACGGTTATGCCGATTGGGCACTAATCCAGTATTCATCAATAGGCCAAGAATATGATGGTGGAGGAGTTATATCAGATTTATTTGAAGGTACAATTGATGAAGTTGCTTTCTTTAATTCTATATTAACCGCTGATGAAGTTGTAACAATTTACGCATCTAGTTTAGGCGTTAATAAAGATACCGCAGATGGAAATTTACAATCAATAACAGCATCAGGATCAGCAGATTTTATATTTAATGGGGGAATTGGTACTCTACCAACTATAACAGCAGAAGGTTCAGGAACAGCAATAGCAATTATTGAAGCCACAGGTGATGCGAGTTTACCCTTACTTACAGCTGAGGCAACAATTAATCAACCTGAAAGAACAATGTCTTTAATCCTAACAGGAGAACAAGATAACACAACAAGCTATGAATACTTATTAAAATCATTTTCTGCTAACAGATATGATAGTGCTACTAGTCAATCAAGATTCACATTCCAGTGCCCAAAAAGAACTGATGATATAACTGCATATAATGCCAGACCAAATGGAGAAATGATTTTATATAAAGATGGAATTGAAATATTTAGAGTTGATCCAGATTATTATTCCTATAATGTTGGTCCAGATTCAGAGACATTATCAATTAAAGCAAGTCGATCTTATACCAATTCATCAGTTCAAACTTTAACTATAGATAGCAATGAAGTTTCAAATATATCCACAGGGGCAACAGGGAAAAGGACATTCACTATTCCAAAATGGATTGAGATTAATCCACTGGATTCAATTTTATATGAGCTTGAAACGATACAAATAGCTCAGGTTGTAATATCTGCTAAAGTTTCAGGGTGGACTTTTCAGTTGACAGAAATATGATATTTACAGCAACCCACTCAGCAGAAACAGTTCTACTTACCCAGTTTTCATTAAGGCATACTATTATTGAAGATGGATCAAATGATTATGTGAGTGTTTTAGATTTAACCACGGCAACGGATACTGAGGGAATATTTGTAGGTGAATCAATTTCTTTTTATGCTGATGATAAATTAATAATGACTGGTACAATTGATGATTTACAACAACATAGATTAGTTGTTTCAAGAGAAGATAGTTCCAGCAGTATCACAAAGACTTCAGACCAAGTTATATTTTATAATAAGGATAATATTAGAATAGCTATGGATTTATCACTTAAACCGTTAATGACTTTATCTACAGATAATTTAACTGTTATTTGTAATAGTGTTTCCCATTATTACTCAGACAATGCTTATACACAGGCGACTTTCTAATGGGTAAGGCTAAAATAGTTTCTCATTTAGGTGAAGGAAAATACTCAGTTCAGTTATATCATAATATTGCAAAAGTTGAATTTAAAAAGGCAAGACTGAATGATAACTTAACCCAAGTTAACGCGGATATAACAACCAAAGAAGCTGATAAAACCACAGCTGAAAGTGATCTAGCTTTAGCTAGTAATAATTATCAGAGCTTGATTAACGCCTATGCTGATTGTTTAAAAGCCAATGATAACAATCAAGATAAATGTAAGAACCAATATAACGGGATGATGGAACGCTATGCTGAATTTGTAGAAGCCCAGCAACTAGTAAACTCACTAAATCAATCATTAGATTCTTTATATGTTATTAAGCAAAGATTAGAAAGAGATATAGCCGTTTTAAATAATGTCCATGATGAATGGACTCAAATGAATATTTGGTGCGCTGATTTGTGTGATGGTGATTTAGGGGATGTTGTTATTCCAGATAATACCGAAGTTGCAACAATTGATATTTATAGTTTTAGCGATAAGAAATATGAACACTGGATTGTTCCTTCCAGTTATGGGCGGGATAATTCCTATACTGAATCAATCAATGGAAATATAAAAAGCTCACTATCAAATAATGAGTATGGATTTGTTTACAATTGGAATATGTTAGGACCACAAATGGCATGGAGTCCTGCTTATAGATTAGCAACAATAACCAGTATTGATACAGATAATAACAGAGCTAGTGTTTCTTACTTTGATTTAACAGATGAGGATGGTGTTAACTTTAATGGTCATGAGCCAACTGCTAATATTGCTTTTGATTATATGCTGTACAACCACACATCTTTTCGTGTTGGCGATGGAGTTATTGTATCTTTCTGTGAAGCTAAATTTGGAGATGCTTTAATTATAGGATTCTATGCTAATCCTAAAGCAGAAACGCTTGATTTTTATATTTATGCTAAATTATTTACAAATCAGTTTAGCACACTATACAATGATATGCTAACTGCTCAACCAACTATAGGAGATGTGGTTGAAGGAAATACGCCACTAGTAAGAACAAGTCCTTATCCTGCCAATAGTTTTACCAGAACATTAGGTGGTGATACATTAGTTGTCTTTGGAGCTTGTATTGATGAATGGACGATTCGACAACCTACTTTAGTTTTCCAATTAAACGGCAGCAGCTCAGTAGATACTCCAATAGGTATTTCAGCTGGGTCTTTTTACTTAACTTGGAATGGAGAGTACGTTTTTTCTATATCCTATGGCTATAATGATATTGTTGGGGGGCATCATATAGAAGATGCAAATACTGTTGTTTATTATAAAATTTATTACCCTTCTAATGGTATAATAGAAGTCACTAAATATGCGATTGATACTACTACTTGGCAACAGACTCAAGTAAACTTTATTACTTATACACACTCTCATTTGTTTAAACCTGGAAGCTGGTCAAATGACAGTCGATTTTGGAAAAGGCTACTAGTAGAACAATTAAGGTCTGCTGTTTACATAGAGGCTAATATGGTCGCTAATTCAACAGGGACAGAGGTATTATTCACATCTAGGGACAATGGGGGAGCCACTCAAGGGCAATACCCAATTGAAAGTGGGCTATTTAAAATTATTGATAATAAAGATGGTAATATTTCAGTTGAGCCTTTTGAAATAATATCTAATTCTCTGCCTTTTTCAGAAAATTGGTCTGCTCTTCACATGTTCTGTGCTTTTGATAATGATGACAATATAATAACACTTAATATGAATACTTATGGCTCAAGAGTTGATGATGGGGATGTAATAGAAAGGTATTCTCAAATTTATGTAAATGATACACTTGTAACAGGTGCTACTGGAGAGGAAACATCTTATGATGTTCATTTGCACCTTTTTAATTTAAAATATAAATCATATTTAATTGGAACATCCTCTCAATTATTACCTTATGGAACAACATCTCATCTTTACATAGAAGGGGTTAATATATCTTCAAAATCAACTAGCGGTTATACAACAGCAGGACAAAGAGAATCATGGGTGAGGGTAGGTAGTTATTCTTTGTTTGCAGGGACACCAGATGGAATAGTATTAATAGGACCAGATACAATTCCAGATAGCGTACTGTATAATCTTAGTCCACAAGACCAAAGTGATACAATGTGGAGCTATGTGAACACGTATATAGGTGTAGCAAAAACTAATGCCCCTGATTTAGATAAAGATGTAGTTAACCATTTATCATCTGACGCATTTATACCACCATCTTTAAAAATCATTAACATAAAAATAGTCTCAAACAACGCAAATACTCAATTTGCTAAAACAGGCGACACAATAACGCTTACTTTTGAAAGAACAGTGTCTATAACCACTCTAACTTGCTCAATAGCAGGCTCATCAGTAACACCTTCATTGTCGGGTGATAATTATACAGCTACTTATACAGTAAACGGTACTGAATCTGAGTCCAGTGTTGCTTTTAATATCACAGCAGATGGAGATAGTTTTGAACAAACAAGCGGTTCAGGTAGATGTTCAAAAGTTATTATTGATTACACTAAGCCATCTCCCACAATAACCGATAATTTTAGTGAGATTTATAATGCAGCACAAGAGAAAAGAACTACTTTAGAACGCGCTTGTGATGCAGACTATGCTAAGTGTAATTCTAGCGGGGTTAAATCTAGTATTTGCTCAGATGGAATAAGTGCCTGTTATCAAGTCGCTGAAGATAACTTTAATAGAGATGCTTTTATATTCACATTCACAATAGACTTTGCAGAAGGTGGGCTTAATTATTTACCCTTAGCCAGTATTAATGTGACTAATGCTAAGAAATTATTGTATAAGAAAGCTAATGATGGATTAAACAAATATATTCTAAAAGTTAAAGCTACATCTGAATTTGTTAATTTAAGTATAGCATCAGGAACACTAACAGACCGAGCAGGGAATGATAATGACTTGGTTAATTATAACGCTACTACTTAAATAGTTAATCCTGCCTTACACAACGCACGACAGGGATGCGTCTTAAAATCACTGATTACTCAGTGCCTAGTGTGTATCTAGGGTGACATAAACTCTTTCTTTATTTGTTCTGTAACTTCCCATGCTGTTGCATCAGTGTTAGTTGCTGTCAGTATTAATTCATTACACCTAGTAGAACATTCTTTTTGTGCTGCTTCCCAACACTTTTTTAAAACATAGTTCTCTTTTGGAGTTGCACGTTCTTCTTGTTTATACCACTCTTCAAATGTCATAATTACCTCTTAATCTCTTTAGTGATTCAGTCCAATGATGAGGTTCGTCATCTCTGTCTAACACACCTAAGTATTGACATGCTGCTCCGCCCCATATCTTTAAGTCTTTCTTTATTCTAGGGTGAGCATAAAACCCATAGGCTTTGCCATTTGCATCGAAAGCAAAGTAATCGCATGAGTTTGCGCTGGCTTTACGTCTGAGTGTTTTATATTTCATCGTTCATCCTCTATAAATTCCTCATACATTTTGTTGTACCAGTCAATGTGCCCTTCACGAACACCTACATCGGCAACCATTTTGTCAAACTCTTTCAGGATATGTTTAGCGCATTCTTTTTGTGCTGCTTTCCATGCATCCTCAACATCGCCTAGAGTTAACATATCTTCATAGAAGTCATCGTGTTGTTTATACCACCATTCTTCAAATCCTGGCATTTTTTCTTTCCACTTTTTCTAAAGGACACCAATCAGGGATACTCCAAGGATTGGGTATTCTATACTCGTCTGTAAAATCACATATATAAACAGATTTTCTTTCCGTTCTCATATAAGTACATTCAAGACACTTGTCTATTTCTTGTATAAGTAATCTTATATCTTTCATTTATTCATCCTCTCTTTATCTATATAAATACCAGTTTCAGCATAAAAATAGTGTTGCATTCCGCTAGTATATCTAATGACTATCTGCCCTGTATCATCTATGAAAGTATCGTATGCTTTGACGTTATGACCTTCTTCAGTTGTTGCTATTAATGGTGTCATACTGTGCCTTCTTCCCAATCCTTTATTCTCGTACCACTCTGGTTTTCTGGGTTCAAAGTGTTCTGTTCTTTCTAAACTTGAGCATTGCGAACATAACCCTTCTGGGAATTGAGAATAATAGTGCTTACATTGTTTACATTTACTCATTTAAAAGCCCTTTTGTCGATAATCATAAACTTATCTACAACACCCCACTCTCTCAAATCTCCACCTCGGGACATAAGGTTAGGTGACAATCTCTCTCCCCACCAAACAAGTATATCTAAATCTTCAGCACCTTCAGGGCATTTATTACTACCATCATGTAATAGCCATGTGTTACGAGGGCTTTCTTCTATGGTGGGGAGTCTGAACCATTTGGAATATGCTCTATGCCAATAGTTTATAGAAATACCATCATCGTCTGGAGTACTCCAGATAGGACAACCTTCCCAAAGTCTTGAGTGCCACTCTGGTTCTTTAGCTATCCAATTAACATCACATAAATCATTTTCAACATATTCTCCATTAATATCTTTTAGTTCCAATAGAAAAGGCGAACTGCAACACCCACAACCAGCTATCTCTATCTTGTATTTTTTGCTCATCGTTTATCCTCTTAATTAGACCCACCACTGCACAACGCTGCTTGCACAGTTAAGTTTTGTTTCAATAAAGGTACTGTGTAATATACATCCATTATTTCACTCTCTGGTACTGCTACTAATTTACACTGCTCACATTTCATTATGCTTTAACTAATGCTAATTTCTTAGCTTTACTTAGATAATCTTGATATGCTTTTTCTATAGTTTTTCCTACCCCATTACACTTTTTATTGAAACGAATCGTTGCGTCTTGGCTAAGTTCAAAAGTTATAATCCACCCTGCTAGCTCATTTGTTTTAACTATTGTTTCTTTAAGCCTTTTATTTGTCTTGGGGTCGTATGAATAATAGATACTCTTTGTAGTTTTAGGAATATTTCTTATGACTATACCATCTAGTTTTAATATATCTTCTAAGCTGTTCATCATTCCATCCCTTTCAATCTATTGGTGCTTATACTTGTAGTCTTTTCTACAGGTAGTTTTGGTAAATACATCCAATGAGTAACATCAACAATACTCTCGTGTGCTTCTGAATACCAAGAATCATCACCTTCACTATATTCAGCTATCGTAATTTCTTTATCTTTGGTAACAACTAATAGGTCTCCACTGCAATTATGTATAACATCTTTAATGTATGAGCAATCATAACATTTAGGTAATTTATCTTTAATACTTACCCATTCATTCATTATTTCACCTCTGGAGTATTCATCATCTAATAACTCCTGTTTTATTTCATTTCTAATCGTATTTATAACTAAATACATACGATGAAAGACAACACAATCAACACCGTCAATGGTAGTGTTGTACTTATCCTTTAGCAATTGAATTAAATCTTTCGTGTTCATCATTCTATCTCCAGTTACTCCAGTAACATCCATGCTGTGATTGCACTATAATCATCAATATCCCAATCCCAATAATCCCCTCTTTTCAGTATCGTATTTACACCATCTTCAGTCCAGATAGCTACATTATCATACTTCTCAATTCCTTCAGGTTTACCTAAGGAATAATGATGAGGTACTTTAATATTTGGGCCTATCTCTCTTGGAGTTGGGAGTCTTGGGTTATTGCTATTACCTTTGCCAGATATATAGTAGTATCCATCATGTTCACTGATATATTCACCTAAGTTATCACCGCATACTAATGGACAGCCTTCATAAAGAATGGATTTAATATCAAACTCTGGCTCTCTGGGTTTGAAGTAACTCTTAATAATTAATGGTGAGTCACTACAACAGGCACTGAATGGGCAAAAGTCACCAGCCGAATTTGGTATGTTGTAGTACTTGCATTCTTTACATTTCATAATCATCTATCCTCCATAACTGTATCTGATGTTTTATTTAGTTTGCATTTGGTACAAGTTTTGATTGTCATAATCAATACCCTTTTATCATCCATGTATTTAACGGCAACTTGTAAAACCAAATAATATCCTGCATTTGTTTCCAGTATTTAATGTCGGTGGGCTTCTCAAGTATCATTACAACACCTCCACGTCTATTAGTTTGGATGCCGTAGTGCAAGGCCTGTCCGATATCTTGTTGCCATGACTTAGCAAATCCAAATTCGATTGCAAAATCATCAGTCATACAATCAACCCGAGTCCTATCTTCGAGAACAACTTCAGTTTCACCCATCGTACACCATCTATCCTGATAGCCTCTTTCAGTACTAGCTTCTGCTGTGCTGCAAAATAATACAAAAGCTGTTACTATAGCCATGACAAACATGATGCTAATGGATAGGTTAAATAGTTTTTCATCGTCATTCATTCTTCTTTTTCTCCAATAATCTTTTGTCGATTTAATTGATTAATTCTATCAATATCTGCTTGTTGTTTATCAAACATTAATTGCAGTTCTTGATTCTTTGCTAATAACTTTTCAGTATCCATTTTTAATCCTTAAAAAACACCAGCCGATCCAAAGGGGAGGTAAACCGACTGGCTAAAGTGCCGATTTTCACGGCTTTGGAGTAATTCATTATATCGTTGCCATCCATAGATGTGCCATAACAAAGATTGAAAAACCAGCACCTGTAACAAAGGCCAGTAAATCCCCCATGTATTTTTCCGTTGATTTTTTATAGTTGTTATCATCAACTAATAAATATTTATAGTCTTTCATTTTATTCTCCTGTGTTATTGAGTAAACTCATCATTATCAACTAATTTACCCATAAATTCTTTTATATTTAATTATCTCGGTTTTATTGACAGGATGGATCTTGGACTCTGTAAAAATATCGCCTTTTTTCTCCAACCTGGCAAGCCCCTCTATAACGTCCTCTCTCTTAAACCTACGGCAACGATTAACAATAGTCCCAATGGTTTCCCCTTCATCATCAATAATGGTCAACAATTTAGAAAGTAGTTGATCCGCTTTGGATGATTTAACTACATCATCAGCATCCGCACCGATAGCAAGTTCTATTTTACGCTGGCAGTTCCTACGGCAATACTCAAATGACCACCTGACCATGTTTGCAGTTAATAGGCCAGATGGAATGGCAAGTATTAAACAGACTCTATTTACAAGTTCTGTTAACCTTCTCCATATCGCCTCATATCCGCTTTTAGCCTTTTCTTTTTCTGCCATGGTATATTGATACTCATAGACTGACTCTATTAAATCTCGAGCCTCTGACGTTGAATTAACTACAATTAAATCATCAGGTGCCTCTATCTTTGCATTCCAATCTATCTCAAAATTACCAGTGGCCCTCAGGCGCATTAAAACACGCTCTAAACTTTCAGGTATATCCGGTTTTTTAAAATATTTCTTTCTTTTTGGATTGGTATCGATCTCATCGACTATTAAAGCCCTGGCTAGAAACCCATTGGTTAGATTTTCAAAGCTTAGTACATGTTCAAAAGTATGCGGAGTGGTAAACCCCAGGATGGATAAAAAAGGATTTTCTATTCCGGCGTTAATATCTTTTTTTGATTTGTTTAATTGGTCAATTTTCCTTTTAGCCTCCTGATCTTCTATCTCACCATCTTTAGCAAGTTTGTTAATTAGCTTAATCTCATTGTTTAAAACGGCCTTAACTTCATCTTTTAGATCGCCGCTAATGGAATAAATACCCAAAGACTTAGAAAATATAGACATGATCTCTCCAATAATGCCTTCCAAGTAAACAGCGCCCCCACGTTTAATAGCACTTGATACCTTAGAAAGTTGGATGCCTATCTCGTCAACTACATAACTGGATTGGTCGTGTCTGAGCAAATTACTAATTATCTCTTTATCTGACTTCCATTTACCATATTGCACCTGGGGAATACCGGCAGCCCTGAGTAGTTTAGTCCTTGCTTGTAAAATAGCCTCTTTACCTGTGCTGGATCCTGCGATGCAGAAAAATATAGTATTCGCCCTTGTCATACCATCATCTAAGACAGTTGAAAGGCCGCCAATATCTCCAACGGTTGATAAGGCTGTTGCAACTGCTAATCGTTTGCGCGGGTATAAACATTGACTATTAATATATTCCACCACCTCGCCTACAAATCCAGGCGGTTTTAGCATATCCAGATCATCAACATGAAAAGGCAGTTCTCCATCTGGTAAAGTAGGATCTGGAAGATCAAAAGTATCATCATAGAATGTTACAGGCTCAATCCAGCCGTTTTCCTTTGCTTTATGTTTAATAGTGGCAAAGGTTATAGGATCTTTCTTGTCCTTGCTGAATGATTGCCATTTGGCAGCCATAATATCAGATTCATATACC